CCGTAGTTGAGCATCTCACGTGCTCTAATCTCACAGAACCACAAGGCCATCACCATATCGGTCTTACCCTTAGTCGTTGGAGTCCAGGTAATTAACTGTTCTATCAGAGCCTTAACGTTCTCGGTCTGATCTGATGGAAGATGTATTAGATTATCTCGATGGTGCTTACCATCAAACTGCTTAGTACCAAAGAGGGTAGCCATAGATGCCACACCGAAACCGGCGTCCCATTTATTAGAGCCGGTATGGTGCTCCTTAAATGCAACACCTCGTGATGCTAAGTGCATACGGATACCTTCATCCTGCGTTAAGAAGGACTGGAAGGCGTTCTTTTCGATAATCCACTCGGAAGGTGAGTAGAGCGCTGTCCAATCAAAAATAAGATTACGGATATCGGCTGGAGACGGACGGCTAATCTTGATAGCATCTACTATGTACCTCTTGCTCGTTAATCTATCAATGGCGTAACAGATAGCGGCGGTATCGCCAATCATCGCAGGGTCTAGGCCACAGATGTAGGTAAAGCCGTTTAAGTCTTTAGGATGTCCTGGGTGGCCTGCAGTTAAGTTGCCAGCCTTACGCATTCCATCAATGGAGCCTTTTACACATACAGGGTCAAAGGCAGCGTTCTCAGAAACATCTTGCTGTTGATATACCAAAGCCCAGGTGCTTGCATCCATAGCTTGGCGTTCGTTGTAAAGGTTACGACCAGACCAACGAGGGTATAGGCCGTCATCGTTCTTATCAGATTCTTCTTGTCCATCAAAGGGCGCATCAGATGCAGGCCAAAGCGTAACCCACTTGTCGGGGTCTTCGTCCACCTCAAGCAGGGCTGGCATAGCCAAATACTTCCAAGGAACAAGGCCGCCTGGGTATCTATCTTCACTACGTAGCTCGCGGTACAAGTCTACAGATGCAACTCGTGTACCAATAATAATCAACTTACCGGTTGGGTTAAGACGGGAGCGCACGTCCTGGGTCAGCCAGCGGATTTGCTTCTCAAACTCATTAGCGTTCTTTAAGGTGACTGCGTCATCTACAATAATCATATCGGCACGCTTGCCGTAAATCTGACCGCCAATACCGACGGCCTCGATGTTCGGATCCTTCTCACTAGACTCACGCAGTTCGTCACCAAAGGTAACGCGGGTGGCCTGCCAGGATGCAGACTTAGAATTAAAGCCGACACCGGCGGCATAGGCCGTCTGTAGCTCTTGGTACATCGGGTGGGTCAGACGCTGCTTAATAGCGTATAGAAAGTCTGCGGCGAGCTGCTGTGTCTGTGAGACTATCAGTACTCGAAAGTTAGGATTCCTACATACCTGCCACGTCACATAGTCAACGGTAATCGTAATTGACTTGGCGTGGTTTGGCGGAATATTTATCAGGACGCGGTTACTAGCAAGTCCTGGCTCAAATTTCATACTGGGGTGTAACCACCCAGGATCTCTACCTTCAATAACATCTACCAAGTTTTGCTGGTGTGGGAAAGTACGAGAGTGTAGGAACTTCTGACGGAAGTCTGCAAAGGATATATCGTGAACGTCGCCATCCTGGAAGTTTTTATCCTTTAGACCAAGGCGGGTTCTATCTACCTTGTCTGCAAATATCTTATCTGTGCGGCGGTAGTACTCATAGGTCTTGATGGACTTACCGGCGCTGCCACAGGCGGCATCAATAGTCATACCTTCTGCTACACAGCCAAGGATAATACGCTTAGCAATATCTGCTGAATTATCAGCCACGTAATCTCCTAAAAGTTTTTACCGACAACGGGCCGGAATCAGATTTCATTTATACCAAGGAGAATATTTCGATAGTCCTATCCCTACTAAAAAGTACTAAGCAGGGTATTTTTTAGCTGTGCTCCCGAGGGAGCCTAAAGCGAACTGAGGGGTAAGTTAGGGCTCGGCATAGGGCCTCGCCAGAGGCCACTGTTAGTCACTGCTCAGGGTCTTTCCTATTAAAGCCCCTTACTATGTATAAGGCAGGAAATTTAGGTCATTTCCCGTTTACGCCGTGTGATGTTAGTCACATTATATATAAGTGCAGGTCAGGCGCCAGATCAGCTTCACTTTAGCAAATATTTTTTGCTGGGGAGTATACACACACGCCGCGCAGAATTTAGCAACGGGGGGTGCTGCGCTGCGGGTTAGACGGTGCGGGCTAGGGCAGACGGTAGACACGGCGGGCGGTATTGTCTACGGTGTCTAGAAAATGCTGGAGGGCGGCCTACCGCACCGGCAGCTCTCCACTACTCTCCACTATTCACCACCGACCGGCGACCGACCGACCGGCGACTGATACAGCTCGACCCTATCGCCCTCGGTCCTAAGTAGTTGAAAGTTCAACCACTTTACAGCTCTTTGAATTGTCGACTTATCGACACGGCTAGCCTGTGGATAACGTTATCAAAGAGTTATAAATAAATAGCTGGATATAGTTGACACGCGGCTACTGCATCCACTATCTTCAGGTTACTAGTTAAATTGACTAGATGAACCTAACTAAGGAGCTAAGTAAATGACACGTAAGGACTATCAACTAATTGCATCAGTACTGAAGAGCTACGCCACTGAAGGCACTCCTACCGATGACCGCGACGCTATCGCATACGCCCTAGCTGATTCACTTCAAGCCGATAACCCTCGCTTCAACCGCGAGCTATTCTTAGTCGCAGCTGGAGTATACGCGAAGTGCGACTACTGCCAGGACCGCGCCACTAGCTTCAGCTCATCGCTGAAGTGGTGCGCCGCTCACCGAGGTAAGGGCCTCCTAGCTCACGCGACTATCTAAGAGATAGCTCCCGCACCGCGTAGGCGGCGCAGGTTCACGACCTAGCGGGGGCACGACTCCGAGGCATAAGCTGCGGGGCATAAGTGAAAGAGGTAAAGAGATGACTACTATCGAGATAGCTATAAATTGCAGTGAGTGCGATGAAGAGCTGGAAGTAATGGCGGAATATGATAGCGGGACCGACTCGGTCGAGTATGTGTGCAGTGAGTGCGGACATAATGGCGGAGTGGCTAACTGGAAGGGGGCAGATAATGCCTAAGTTCAAAGTAATCGAGGGTACAGTCTGGGAGATAGAAGCCGATACCCTTGAAGAGGCGAAGGCCTTCTATGAGGGACACTTTAACGGAGAAGAGTCCGATAGCTTAGTGATGAAAGAGATAGAAGGGTCGGCCTACTGGTACGGGACTGAATATAAAGAGGGCCGTAAAGTAGGAGGTAATCAAGCTGTATCGTGGCTCGAAGAGGTCTATGGGGAAGGTATTCACGGGACCGATGCGTGGGCAGAATTCGGTGATGATACCGAGGACTGCGAGTGTGAATATTGCACCGATGAAGAGGAGGGCGAGTAATGGACCGCACCGAGCTACTGGCAAAGATTGAAGAGTCCTATCAGCGCTCGTGGTGGGCGTGGGAGAAGCTGGAGCGGGCGACCTTCTCCAGTGATTATGAGGAGGACTTTGAAGATACGCTAACCCGTAAATATGAAGAGGGCTATAGCGATGCGTTGATGATGGTGCGTTACCTATTAGCTGAAGGGGAGGGAGAATAATGACTGCGGATCTTCCATCAATAGAAGAGAAGATATACGCAATTCTTACCACCGGCACGGGGCGCCATATGCTCGACTCCGGCGGAGTAGGCGGGCGACACTGGGAGCGTAATCAGGACCGCCCTATATGGAGCTTCAAAGAGGAGAAGGAGGCCACTCTCGATGAGTACGGCGGACTTACTATCTCCCTCTTTCATCACCTATGGGAGGCGTTGAACGTCACCTCACTAAGTGAGGCACTAGACGCAGACTTTCAAGCCTTCAGTAAGGATAGGGAGGGAAGCTATATGGAAGATAGCGAGGCCTTCATTAAGCACATAGGAGCGGAGGCGGGCTATTCAGAGAATAGCTATAACCGCGATAGCTGCCTCTCGCAGGTCATTCAGTATCAGACTTTCACACTGGGTAATCGTGATTATGTAGCCCTTCAGATTCATCAGGGAGCTGACGTAAGAGGCGGATATACCCGCCCTTATATCTTTGCACTAACCGATGAGTACGCACTCCTTAGTGAACACGCTTCTATCTTATGTACCGGAGAAGAGACGCACCGGTACGACTGGAGCGGCGGCGAGTGGACTATTCAAGGCAGTTATAACCCTGCCATAGACCCATATAAATTGATGGAGGAGGCCCGCAAAGTAGGAGTCACCGAGTATATCCCGTGCTATGAGTGCGGGGCGCCGATCGAGGGCACTGATACCCGTAAGGAGGTTAGCGCGTGAAGCTGAATAAGAGAGGGCGCAAAGTGCGGGCCGTGCTGATACTGGCAGGGGTAGCTATCTTTATATGGTGGATAACCTCGGGCCTATGGTGGACCGGTGAAGGGTGGTGCGCTGGCACTATGTCGGAGTGTGTAAGCATCTAGTAATGGACTCTCGCCCTTAGCTACGGCTAAGGGCGGGGGCCTAGGACTAGCCTAGGGAAGTAATGACTATATGAAAGAGGTAAAGAGATGAAAGATTATACAGTGCGCCGATACTCCTTCAAAGAGCTGGAAGAGGGAGCGAAAGAGAAGGCTATCCAGTCGATGAGAGATAACCTATGGGAGACTATAGATAGCTCCGAGATTACTGAATATCTCACCGAGTGCGTAGCTATTGCGATAGGAGGGAGAGAGGAGGAGATCGAGCTAGCCTTCTCACTTAGCTATTGCCAGGGTGACGGCGTAGCCATATACGGCACTATAAATAGGGTCAACGCACCGGACCTTAGCTGGCCGGAGAGGGCGGCCTATGTTGAACTATCTAAGAATACCTGGGGATACCACTACTCACACTGGAATTCTTTCAACGTAGATATCTATGATGAAGAGGGAGAGGTCATCGAGGATAAGCGTATCCTGGAGACGCAGCTACGTGACTTATGTCGTGAGCTTGAACGCGATGGATATAAATATATTGAAGGCAGCACTAGTGAAGAGGTAGCTATCGAGTGCCTTAATGATGCTGGAGAAGCCTTCACTATTGAAGGCCAGTGGAATATCCCTTCAGGGATAGTGGAAGAGGTCGAGCTATGAGACTGGAAGAGGTGGATACCTTCAGTGATCTGAAGGAGTGGGCGAGCGAAGCTATGCCAGGAGCCGAGGTATATCAGGATATGCACGGCAATATCGTGATACACACTGGGCTTATGCAGTCTATGGGCGGTTACTTAAGCGAGAGGGAGGTCGAGGAGTAATGGGCTACTACGACGGCGACCCCTGGAGTAGCCACGTACTGAATGAAGTGAAGTGTGCAGAGTGCGAAGAGTACTTTGATGATCAGGAGAGGGAGGGCAATATCTGCCCGCCTTGTATAGCGAAAGAGGGAGAGAGTAAATGAGCTGGACTAGTACACCTATGAAAGATATATCCTTTGAACATTGCAGTCGCCCCGCCTACTGGGAAGAGGGAGAGGTCTATTGTTCAAAGTGCCAGATTCAATTAGAAGATAGCGAAATAATATTATGCGGTGACCACCTAGTACCCGTCAAAGATTGCGGGTGCCTACGATGAAGGGAGAGACTATGCAGGAGATGATGGAGAGGGAGAGGGCCGAGGCTATCCGTAGTATGGAGAGGGCTAACCGAGCTATGTCCCGTATCTTTAACTTAGAAGAGAGACAGGAGGGAGAGAATGAGTGACACTATTGTGGTTAAAACTAGACCCTGTACAGTCTGCGATCAGTATGAAGTATGGAGCTTAGATCGTGAGGCGGTCACAAGGTGGCAAGAGGGAGAGAATATTCAGAGCGCCTTTCCTGATATGAACGCGGAAGATAGAGAGATTCTCATCTCCGGTACACACCCCGCTTGTTGGGATAAACTATTCCCCGCAGAGGAGGAGGGCGATGAGTAATGTGATTGCCTTTCACCCACGTAAGTCTGATCTGATATTACTTTACGAAGTAGTAGGGGAGGACGGCGTACCTGAATGGGGAGGAGAGCGCCCTGAAGAGGCGCTTAAATGGATAGCCAAGTCACCAACAGCTACTCGTATCCTTGTGTCGGGGTGGGATAGCGATGAAGAGGACGCTCAACTAGTGGGCCAGCCTCTTGATATAACAGACTTAGTGAAGGCAGCTAGCCGATGAACTACTGGATAGTAATGATAGTTGTCCTACTGGTAGGCTATAGCCTAGTTAAGTGGAGTGGGAGGGCAAATGATTAGGACACGACCTCCTGAATATAAGGTGTATAGGAGAGCACGAGAGAGAGCGCTTAGAAGGTTGGCTACAGCCTACCCCGATCAGTATAAAGAATACTTAGAAGAGGAGAAGGCTATTGAAGAAGGCCATAAGTGGACTGATATTAACGGCACTACTAGTACTGTGGGTATCGGATCCACTATCACTCAAGTCACAGACATCAGAGAAGCCGGTAATGACGGCCAGGACAAAGGCGACAATGGAGGAGAAGCGTGAAAACAAACGAATCGCAAGAGAATATAGTCGTGCTCTCGGATATTCGAGAAGAGAAGTTGCGTGCCTTGTCACCCTATGGACCC